GGTATTCTTTGGTGTAATAATAAACGGGACACCTAAGCCTTTATACTGTACAGGGCTTACATCAAATGAGCTTATTTCGTCACTTTCTGCAGTTATACCATTTGAAGAGAATACTATTTCATTTAATGTTTGTGCAGACGTTCCCACCACCAAAGAGGATAGGGTAACAGTAAAATTGTTCGTGTAGTTGTTGTTTTTATACCCTGTTATACTATTAGAAAATATATTGTCTCTATCTTTAAAAAAGGATATAGTAACGGGGTTAGTACTCCAGTTTAATTGATCTGGTGTTTTAAAGTATATCACGTCAAGCCCAGAACTACCCACTAATACACTTGATAGACTGGAACTCAAGCAAGTTACTATTGAACCACCTGATAATTGAGCATATATGTTGCTTGAAGAAAGAGAGATCTTTTGAATAGGTACATATTCATATGCTGATAAAGTATTAATGTATTCTTTATTATAAAAAGACCAGTACGTTTTTAAATCATTAAATTTATTATTATCTAAGTTAAAATAGTTATCCCAACTCGCTGAAACGCTAAAAAATATGTCCTGAAAGTCTTGATAAAATGGAGTTTGGGAATTTATAGTAATTGGTTTCGAAAACTCACCGGCCTGTAAATTAAGATTTGCCGGATTTACACCCAACTCGCTACCAGACCACGTCGTAGTAAACGTATTGGTAATGTAGTCGTGTATATTTACATCATTACTATATGAAGCTAATATTGCATTATTATTGCAATCTCTTAATACCATTCTAACAGTGTACTGCCCGGGGTATTCGAATACATGTGAGCTTGTTAGATTATATGCAAAAGTACCGTCGCCGAAGTCAAATGTAACCTTTGATTCATTTAAAGGAGTAGCCCTCTGATCCGTATTGGGGATTCGCGCCTTAAACGTGAGTGGGGTTATGTGTAGATTAAAAGAAGATAAAACGGACTCACTTTTATAATCTAATACATCAAATGTTGCATAGTCTGTTTTAATATTACTCATCTATTACTTTTATGCGCTTAGCTACCGTCAGTGGTGAATATAAATAAGGAAATTTAAAATACGGGAGTGTTATATCTTGATTAACTAAACTAATATCACTTTTATCATAAAGCGGGTTAAAAGAAAGAAAGGAAACAGTTTCGAGAGAACTACCATCTTTTTCGTTTTTAGTATATATATTTTTTACGCCTTCTAGTGTAAGTATTTCTCTCAAGAGTTGGTTTATGGCTACGTTTTGACCTAGTTTATTATTCTTCGGGTCGAAGAATGTTTTAATTTTATTTGCAACACGTGATCGTATCGTTTGTTTGTTAATCTTATTATTTGTTTCGCGAACAACATAGAGAGTGGTGTTATTGAGAATGTCTAAATTTAGCGTTGAAGAATTACTCATACCTAAACCAAACGCCATATATATTGGATCTCTAGGCACTACAGTATTTGATAACATTTTCCGGTCTTGAGTTTGCTGTACAAGTAAGTTTTTAAATGAGTTGCTTAAAAAAGGTGGGTAAGATTTATCTTGTGCTGTCAAAAATTTAGGCACAACAAAAACGTTAATGTTATTAAAATCACATGCATCAGCAAAATTTACTTGGTTGATAATTACCCGGTTGACTTTATTTGGGTCAACACACATATCGTAAAAATATTTTATATACCCATTTAAGTAGGAATCATTGCTGACTACCTCAACACTGTTAACAACATTAGCTAAATTTTTGTTAATAAACCCCTCGTAGTCTGCCTCTGTTACTAATCTTAGTTGAGATGAAAATACTTTTGGCGCATTTTGTCTTATTTGATCTACCGTCTCTGCTTCAGATAAAGAAGATGATGCTTGAGGGTTATTAAAACTAATATATGAAGCATTAGTCGTGTTAATAAATGTTGTCTCGTCTTTATTCGAATACGTATCGTTAAAGATAGCGCGCTGACGAGGAGAATCGTATATAAACACCTTGTTACCATTAATAGCATTTTTACTAATTATACCTTTTACATTATCTGACTGTAAGTAGTTTACAGAGACCGTGTCACTCGCGGTTAATTCCCTACCGAAAACACCATTCCCGAATTTTATTTCGTAATAACCATTCTCATTTAATCTAATTTCATAAACTCTATCAACCGAATTAGATAAGTATAAGCTTTCTACTTGATTATACTCATAATACGTATTATCATTTACTTCTTTAACATACACGCTTATTGTATCATTTGCAATAAATTTATCTGTATTGGTATCGACTATATTCTCAACGACAATAGGTAGAACCTCAAATGGTTCACCTTGAGCTTTATAATCAGGGTACTCTTTTATAGTACCTTGATACAAAATCACAACATCGTTTAATGTCTTAATAGTTTCGTTTCCGGAAGCGTCTTTATTAAAAGAATAATCATCATTAAACACGTACTGCGCGCCGTCTACCGAGAAATAAGAATATTTACGAATAGTATAATTACCTTTAGGCATTGAAGCGGTTCCAATAGCGTTTATTGATACAATGGAAGTTTGCTTACCTGCAGGTTTGTAGCCTATCAGCTTTACAATCTTATTCATGTTCTCATATAGAGTAGCCTGATCAAAATTAACTTCTGAAGCTGTTGTGTTTAAGTAAAATAAAAGTACATGATATGAATAAGCTATAATATCGATAATAGCTGCAAGGTTACTACCATCAAAATTCTGATCAGTAAATTTTTCGTTTTTGTTTAATCTATCAACGATGTACTCTTTTAAAGTTACAGCGTCAAATGCTACATACGCATCTTGCGGTAGATTAAATTCTAGAAATTTGTTAGTTGTGTCGTCTGTAGGCATGGTTAGAGTACGAAATATCCGTTATTATTTAATAGTGATTGAAGTGAGAGTCCATATATGTTTAGAGAAGGTATGTTGATTTGTAATGTAATATAATATTCATGTTGATCTGGTATAGGTCTCACGACAACATTAATTACCTGAACTCTGGGCTCCATTTCTGGCAACCGGTTAAGTATATCGTCTTGAATTTGGAATGCATTAAAATCGTTTACTTGCTCAAAAAGATAACGTCTTAAATCTAAGCCAAATTCTGGACTTAATATTTTTTGACCCGGTGTGGTTAAAAATATATTAGTTAAACTATTTTTTATTGCTTGTTCATCAAAAGAGCCCTGTACATCTCTAAGTGTTACCTTTTTGTTGATCTGTGAGTTGTAATAAACAGATGGAGTGATATCTAGAAATAAATCTTTGTAGAGATATCCTTGTTCTAGAGAGGTATTGTCCAGACTATCAACAGAAATATCAGTTAACTTTATAAGAGCCATTTATAATATTTAATACTTAGGTAGTAAATCGAGTTTAAGGAACTATAATATACTTAAGTATGGAAGTTAAAGGAAAAGCTTGTGTAGTTGTTGAAATTGATAGTGAAGAGTTAGTTCGTGCCCTCAAACTTAAAGTTTATACAGAGCTTGGACTCCCACTACATAATGAAGTCTTTTATAAAGACGGTAAGTGGGTTAAAAGAGTACAGGCCCATACAACGCATTCTTTTGAATACGACGAGATCCACGGTCCGATTGTTTCCGATGATATTGAAGTTTTTGAAGCGTTTCATGTTTTAAAAGAATTTTTAGATACCGTGTGATTATTTGCAAGGCTGCATAAATAATATTATGGCGGGTAAAAAGTTTGTTGATTTGCATGAGTCTTATATGAAAAGATATGAGCGAGGAGGGTTTCTTGTTGGGGATGTTTTCAAGTTTAACGACAACTATAAGAGTTCGGATGGTTATAAAGAGCTTGGTAAATCTACACAAGATCTCATCACCAAGCTGATTGATTCCGGTCTTCATATTAGGGTAACTGGGATTAAAGATACTGCTCCTGCTCGATATCCAGGAAGCGACCAAACATCTTCGCTTGATGTTGTTTTAAATCTCGGCTTGGATGAAGGCGGAGGTCGATTTTCACATCATGTATCGGTCCCGGGTTGTTTGGGACAGTCTGTAGAGTATTATCCTAATTTACTTCCTATTCCCGACGCCCTGCGTAGGAAAGATAATGTTAATATTAAACCGGAAGAGGTTGCTGAAGATGAAGAGAATCTTTCCAATAGATCTGATAGAGGGGGCACCGAGCCACATGAGCTCACACCAACTGAAAGATCTCTACCAAAGCAAAATACTGTCATTCCGAGTGACTCTGCTACACCGTCTCCAGCGGTTGCATCATATACAAATCAATATCTTTCGGATCTCAAATAAAACCATAAAATCGTATAAATAATTAAAATGACAAAAAATGATCAAGAATTAATGGCAGAAGCTTATCAACAAGTTCAAGAGGGAATGTTTGATAGAGTAAAGGCTCGAGCTAGTCAGTTAGGCGGAGCAGTTAAAGGAGTCAAAGATCGAGTAAAGGGCGCTGCAAAAGGAGCTGCTGGTAAAGCTGTAAGTGCCGCCGGGACAGGCCTCCAAAAAGCTGCTGACGTGGTTTGGGATGATGCCCCTGAAGAAAATAAGTTGATTAGCAAAGGGCAGGAGATACAAAAAGCTGGTGCAGCAGATACTAGTGCAGGTAAAGCGGGTGGTCAAGAAGCTAAATTTAGATCTTATATTAAGAATTCAGCTAATACCATTGCTAACGATCTTAGTAAGTTAGGAATGGAAGTCGATGATACAGAAGCCTTAGTAGATGAGATACAGTCAGTAGTATCAAAACACTTGACACAAGTTACTAAAGGCGGTCTTTATAAAAGAGGTGGTGGAGATAGACGTGGCACAAAGGTAGGTGCGACGAGCTAGTTTAACCAGCGGTATTTTCTAAATTTACCAAGCATGCAAATGCGTTGATTTCTTTATCAACAACAAACGCACTCTTATAGAGATGATCTGCAATAATAGCAATCATCTCTTTCTTTTTAATATCTTCAACATTGGAAGTGTAGATAAAGTCTAGATAATCACCTAACAGGGTATCATAATCTCCTTGAAACCTATCTTCGTTTTCAATCAGATATCTTCTAGCTTCCAACGAATTTTTTGAAGCTATTTTCTTGTAAACCGCTTCGAGCAGCTCGTTATCGCTATTAATACTAACAATACACAGCTCTGAATCAATAATGTTTTTTTGGAGCTCATTGATGGTTTTCCGTAAATCGGGGAAATGACGTTTAACGAGTTGGACAAACTTTTTCTTTTGCTCTTCTGGGACTTTAATATTTTCATTTTTTAGAATGTTGTAACACCTCTTCACTGCTAGTTCTACCACCGGTTTAATATCTAAAGACTGACATCGTGATTGAACAGCAGGAATAATTTTATGCTTATAGTTTGCTGTAAGAATAAACCTACAATACTTAGCATAGGTCTCCATAGTGTTACGTAAAGCTGCTTGAGCTTGTGTTGTAAGACCATCTGCCTCGTCTAGAATAACTACCTTTATTTTTCCATCAAAAGACTTAGTTTGTGCAAAATTCGTGATGTTGTGTCTAATAGTATCAATACCTGATTCATCTGAAGCATTTAGATAAAGATAATTACACTTAAGAATATCATTAACGATAATTCTTGCAAGAGTCGTTTTACCTGTCCCGGGATTACCTACAAATAAAAGATTAGGAATTTCATCTTTGAATTCCTTAACAATACTTAGAGTTCTATCATCTAAAATAATATCATCTAAAGTAGTAGGTCGGTATTTTTCACACCAAATCCCAGATAAGTTTAAATTAAATTTTTGACTATCCATAATTATTTTCCTGACGAACCAAATCCGCTTTCACCACGTTTAGATTTAATAATATCGCCTTCATATACTTCAATATTATAATTTTTATAGACAACAAATTGGGCAATTCTATCACCAGCTTTAACCTCGTAATCTTTATCAGTAAAATTATATAATTTAATTCCAGCATCTCCACGATATCCTTGATCAATAATACCCGGGTGTGGAATAATACCGTGTTTAAATCCTAGCCCTGAACGACCTTCCACCTTAACCCAAAATCCATGATCAATAAAAGCAAACCTTAAACCTACATCAACCACTGCTGAACCTCTAGCAGGAATCACTATATCTACAATAGAAGTAACATCTAATCCTGTATCATCATCATGATTTTTTGACGGTATAACAGCATTATCATTAGTTTTCTTAAATTTAAGTACCATATACATATATTACAGTATGTTGTAAAAAAATCAAGTGTAGATTAAATATTGTTATGGCCGAAGAATTAGATGAGGCGGTTAATGATATTATATCTCAATTAAAGCAAAATAACAAAACTGCAAAAACTCCGGCGGAGGAGAGCGTTTTGGATAAGGAGGATATAGAGGATTTTATCATACAACATACCAGTCGATTGATTAAAAAATCATTATCTATTGTTGATAATGTAAATGACTATATCTCTTCCGCTCCAGAAAATAGAGATGTAGCAGCAATGGCGGAGTTGATTAAAGCATCATCCGGTGCTATTGAAGCTCTTAATAAACTCCATACTGCTAAAGAGAGAAATGATACACAAGTTGCAGTAAAGCAGATGGATATTGAAAGCAAAGAGAGGCTTAATATTGCTGATAACGGAACGAAGCTTTTGTTGTCTCGAGATGACATAATGAAAGCTCTCGTAGATAAAGATGGTGATATAATTGACGTTTAGTGACCAAAATCTTTACACTTTTTTTCAACATCACAATCTGGCTTTTTCTTACTTGAAACCATGTTTTCATACTCTTCCATGGAATTACATGGCATGAAGTAAACATGCCCATCGGCTGAAGTATGCGTGTGGCATCCTTCACAGCCTAACTCTCTTCCACGGTTAGTTGCTTCTTCGCATGTCTTGTATACATCATATGCCAGCATCTCTGTAATCTCTGTAATTACATCCGGTTCCGCGCTCACACTAGTGCGTGTACCTCCTTGACCGTCTAATGTATACATATCATAAATACCATCACGTGTATGCATTGTAGCGGTGAATGTTTTATCTGTAGTAATTGGTGTACCGAGGATATCGGTTTGAATTTGTTCGCATTTTCTTTGAATGATCTTATTTGAGGTAGTATACTCTGTTCTTTGAAGAGATATTAATAATCTGTTAACTCTCCCTAAGACACCAAAAGCGCTATTAGCTCCCCTATAAAACTTATTCACTTTTTTCTGAAACTCGTAAATCTTACTAGCGACGACACCTAGCATGCCTTGTATTTCACCGAAAATAGTGTCGGATATATCTCTTAAAGTATTAAAGAACTGAACATCTTTTAACATTAAATTACCAGCAGCAAAGTTAGTAAACCCCTGCGCCCACTCTGTATTAACTCTTTGCATAGGAAACTTATCTATATAAGGTAAAGTGTTGTCATTAAAAATTGAGCCTTCTGTATTAAAGTTGAACACGTTTGTAGCAGACCTAACACCAGTGTCTATATTTTTTTGCATTACTGGAGGTAAATGATTATACAGATCTACTGCAGCATTAACAGGCTCGAGACCGTATACTGTAGTAGAAATATTACTTCTTACCGCGTTACCAAGAGTACCAATAGCATTGTTGGTTGATTGTAGTATATTAAAGTTACCGGACAACATACTAGATAGATCAGTTGCAGCACATGCCCATGGTCCGTTGAGTAGTTGTCGTAAGTAATATAAAATCGAACACTCATCGAGCTTTAATAACCCCTGTACAGAGTTCAATTTCAGCATGAAGTCTTCTAGTTGATCAAGACCAAGTTCAAATGTCTTTAAAAAAGACTCCATAAAGTCGAGATCGTTTTCGGTAAAATTATGGCCTAGTATAGGGCCAGTGAGATTCCCGTCGCAGTCTCTCTCTACCAGGTTTTCAAATTGCTTTCTGGTAACGAATAAAGATCTAAGGACTTCAGCTTTATCATTGAAAAAGCCATCTATATCTCCTACTAATCCTCTAACTACCTGATTTAAACAAGCTGACATATAATATATTTAGTCG